TTTACTTGATTTATTTTGCCATTTGTTAAACCATTAGGTTCTTTCTTTAGTCCTACGTGTTCTCTAACTAGTTGATTAACTATATCCGAAATGCTAGTGTTAAGTAATGCGTCAATCTGTTCAGGTCTAATAGCGAGAACATTTTGCATACCCATTTGTTGGGCAAGCTGACGAAACGTAACGTGCATATCAGAAATGTTCATTGTTTATTAATGTTTAAGTTTATTCTCAAAAATTGTTCTTTCACCTTTGTTGGCAGGATTTTCAAACCAAGCAATGGCATCGTTAATGTTAGCACCAATAAATGTACCATCAGCTTTAGTGATTTGCTGATTGTAATCAGTACGAACAAGTTCACCACGAAGAATGAGATTCTCGATAGTTGCTTTAAGAATGATGTGTTTATCGTTGTAAAGTTTATTAAACTTATCAGGATTACTATTAACATAATCCATAACAACCTGCTGTCTTGCACTGTTATCTCTACCAAGAGCTTCAGTCATATTGTCATTTCTTCTCTGACAAACAGCAAGATAAACTGCATCAAACTTTTCTTTAGTACCGCTAAGTTCAACAAAATTGGTCATAGCAGTCTTACGTTCAGCAATAAGTTTCTTACGAAGTTCAGCCTCACGAGCCTCGTCTTTAATATAAAAACGAATACTAGTATCAGAATTAATAAAAGCTGTATCTTTTGCTACTTCTTTATAAAGCAAGCAATGACGATACATAAGATATTCCTCAAGATTAGCAGGCTTTCCATATTGATACTTAGTACTTTCAAGTGCGTTAAGCTTATCAATCTTGAGTTTAAGAGCTTTTCTCAATTCATCTTGATTAGCTCTATCGGCTTTCTCGTATTCACTGCAAATAGCATCTTCTTGTTTCTTAACTTCAAGATAATCCTTTTTATGGTCATATCTAAAAGAAGTATCAAGAACTACATCTTTATCTCTAACTTCGAAATGAATGTTATTAAGCCAAGCTTTAACTCTAGCAACAAAGTTTTCATTGTTAGCCGAAATACCTAGTAATGCTGGAAAGTAAGCTTCAACTTCTTTTGCATTGGAAGATAGAACACGAGAAGAAGTAATAGAAGAACCAATAACTTCTCTCTTTTGTCCAAGAACCTTCATATTAGCTTTACGATAAGCTGAATAATTATGAACACAACTAATCGTAACACTACGCTCATCATAATATGGAGCTTCCAAATCTTCATCAAATGCACTCACAGTAGGTTTAGTAGCCTCTGAATTTTTATTAGCAATATTTACATTATCTTCTGCCATAAGTCTTACAATTTTAATATAATTTATTAGAGGACGCACTTCAACTGCATCATCTTTCTGTTGTTATCAACCTGCAGACCAATAGTACTCTTAACTTCATAACGGCTCATATCAATCTCAGTGCTGATAGCGTTATTAGGTACAGAACCCCAAGATGCAGGAATAGGAGTAAGACCCTTAAGAATACCAATGATATGCTCTTGACCTTTCAGGCGAACCATTCTAACATTACGAGTTCCCTCATAAGTAGAGAAGTCAAGCAAGAAAGCTTGGTGAGAAGTCATAGGAAGACCACTCTTAGGATGAATGTTACCATTAGATTTGTCATTGTCAGCAAGACTACCCTTATCAAGGAAAGCAAGATGTTTCAGAGTAATGATATGGTTATCGATAGTCTTATATCTACGGAAATACTTACCATAAGAAAGACCACCATCAAATTCCTCAATCATCTTATCACCAAGAGCATCAACAAAACCGTTATTAGTAGCGGCATCTCTCATAGCACCATCAAAGTCCTGCCAGAAACCTTTACCGCAACCAAGAACAACTTCCATCGTACCAGTATCAGTATCTTTATCAAGAACATCACCAATAGTACGCTCAATAAGATTCAAAGTAAGAGTTTCACCATAAGTAGCATAGTTACTCTCACGACAAATCTCCATCATACCAGCAGTAGAACGAATAGGTTTGCCATTATCTCTATCAAGCATGGTAATCTCACCATTCTCATTCAAGTTATAATTAGCAATCCACAATCTCTCTTCCTCTGCAATACGCTTTTGAATCTCAAATTGACGCATCTCTTCATTAATCCAAAGATTAGTAGTACCACCACTATTTGTCTTGAACTCATATTCAACAATAGTGTTACTGATATTACCAGCAATCTCTTTAGAATAACGATGATACTCAAGTTGAGAAGTCATTTTACCAGGTCCCATACTATTGCTACGGTTACCTTTAGAGTAACTCGCAGGAATAGTAGGAGCAGTCATCGTCCAATACTTACCTGTGGCAAGATGTTCAGTACTTACATAGGCATTCGGGTCAGGATTCCAAAGTTTGACACGATAAAGATAACCACCGTGAGTACCTTCACCAAGGTCAGCCATAATACGAACTTGAGTTACACCATCAGGAGCAACAAGAGACCATTGTTCAATTAGCCAATGAGTAGCAAATTCAATATCGAACATTGCACCACCTTGACCAGGATAACCACTACTAGGAGCATAAACAACATAATCATTGAAATGAAGTCTACCCATAGTTTTCCAAGTCCAAGTTTCAGTTTCAATAGATTTAACGCCACTGGCACCTTGACCCTCTGTAAGGAATGAAAGAGGAAATCTATCATCATCCATTCCAAAAGTGTAAGTAAGTGTTCTGTTAATTTCTGCGGGTTTACTAAGCATAAGATTAGCTATAGACTCTTCATTACTATAGCCTCTGTCATCATAACGCCCACGAGAAACTTCTCTAAGTTTGTACATAATTTGAATTTTTTAATTAATAATTGTATGATTATATCAAATTAATCAAGCAAAACATCATTAACTCCACTAGCTTTAGGCTTAGTAATCTTAACTTGGCTACGAGCTTTATTCTGTTTAGATTTGATAACAAGTCTTTTAACTTGTTCATCTTTAATAGCCATATTTACCAAGCTTTCATAACTATTGCCTGTAAACAGTAAATAAGCATCGAGAAGTTCTCTATTTAAATGTGCTTCGTTAGTAAGTTTGCTTAAATCTTTTTGGTATCCAGTTATTGCATTTCCATCTTCATCTTTTTCAGTACTTCTAGAAACATAATCGTAGAAATCTTCACGAGTAAGAGTTACTTTCTGACCATTTCTATCAAGAACAAATGTTTCAGGAAGTTTATATTTTCCAATTTGACCTTTATTAATAGCGTCATGAACGCCATTCCAATATTCATTAAGTTCAGCAAGTTCTTCTTGTCTGGCTTGTTCAGCTCTTTGTTCAATCTCTTCACGAATTTGTTTATCATGATTAACAAGAGCGTCCAATTGAGCTTTAGCAGTATCATAAAGTCTACCACTAGTTTTCAAGAAGTCAATGTAAGCCTCATCCATAGAAGCATTACCAAACTCTTCAGCTGCCATTCTAATAATTGCAGCAAGTTGATTTTCATTATCCTTATCAAGAACAATTCCACTTCTATCAGGAATGTCACCAAAACCACGAGGAGTACCAGTTACTTTAACATAATCAATAAATTGTTTAAGCATAGGATTGTCCATAAACAATTTATTAACAGCACCTTGTGCAACCTCATTAGTTCTAGTAGCTACAACTGCATCAACATAATCCTTCACACCTTGAGGAGTATCTGGAAATTCAATGTCATTTCCTTGCTCATCTTTTACATCAATACCAATAGCTTCTTTAATAGAATTAAGATTGAGTTCCTCATCATCATCTACAGGTTCATTCTCTTTAAGAAAATCTTTTACATCTTTTGCTTCCTTAAATACCTTACCGTCTTTATCAACAATGTCACCATTTTCAGCTACAGTATAAACTTGACCATCAATTTCAAGTTCAGTACCAGCTTCCAAATCGTTATCATTATTTTCTTCTACGGGGGGAGTGTCAGGAGTTCTAGTAAGGTCTGTAGTATCATCATTTTTGCCATCATGAATATCTACAGGAGTGTTATCTACTTTAACTCCATCACCAGACTTTACACCCTCACTACTTGTTGTAGTAGTAGGATTGCCTTCAAAATCAATATCTGCTGCCATTTTTGTTTAGTTTTTAATATTACTATTATTATTTTGTGTTACTAAAAGTAATGCAAAAGTAATACTTTTTGGACTACTAACTTTATCGATAATCTTGTTATTAATAAAATATATTGTATGAATAATAATAAAATGATAAATTACTATACTGCCAATAAGAAATAAAGTTAAAAATTCTAGTTAAAACGAGGTCGAGAAATGCCCACTGATAGAGCAAATTTAAAGCTTAAGAGCCTAAAAACTAGTTTGTGATAACTTGTTAAGGATTGAAATTTAAACGTTAAATTCCGAATTTTAAAATATATAAAAATTAAAAGCCCTCTCCACCATTAAGATGAAGAGGGACAAAAGTAGTTTGAGAACACACTATTAAATAGACAACATCATTATTAACATTCCGGTAATACTTCCCGCTACACCGTAAGCCATATCTTGAATTTCATAACTATGTCCTTTATGATTTTCGTCATATATTTCTTTAAAATATACAACCAAAACTGATAGGATTGTGGCTATTGCACATCCCCCGTAGGAAAGATGATGACATACATTTATAATTACACATATCACTTCCATTATCAACAACCCGAATATATAATGTAGTAAATCGTCTTTTTCTATCTTAACAACTGTACGGAACATCTGTTGTATTAATTCTTTTATTTTCATCTTTATTAATTTTAGCTTGTTTAACATACAATCCACAATAACATTTGTCATTTGTTAGATAATCAGAACATGGACATTGGTCATGACCATATCTTTCTTTTACTATTGACGGACAATGACCATCACGTTCTCCAAGTTGTTTGATAATATCATTTACTTTAATGTCGTCAGGATTTAAATTCCAACCTTCTTTTCTAAGGATTTTAATTTCTGTAGCCATAATTACTTATCATATTTGTTTTTATTTGTTTTAGCAATCTGTAATTGATTTTCCATTTGCTCTCTTTTAACTTGTCTATCAGCAGCTTTATTGTATAAATCTACTTGAACTTTTTGTTGGTCTAGTCTAAGTTTTTCTTCAGCAATTCTAGTTTTATTTTCTTCAGATATTTGAGCAAGTCTATCT